GGTCCGCTCGTCGCCGGCGTTGTCAAAGGTGCTTGAGGTGCTCGACTCGCGGAAGACGATCGTGCATCGTGGGAGCAACTCGTTCTACCGAGTGCTGTCGGCGGATGCGTTCCGGGCTGAGGGGCTGAATATCTCCTGCCTGCTGTTCGACGAGTTGCACGCCCAACGTGGCGATCGCCGGCTGTGGGATGCCCTGCGGTACGGCGGTGCTGCCCGGCGTCAGCCGCTGGTGCTGTCGATCACGACGGCGGGCGAGGCGAACAAGACTCACCTCTGGTACGACCAGCACGACTACGCCGAGCGGTGCATTGCCGACCCGACGTTTGACCCGTCGTTCTTCGGCTGCATCTACGCGGCGGATCGGGAGGACGATTGGAAGTCGCCGAAGATCTGGCACAAGGCGAACCCCTCGCTAGGCGAGACGATCAGCGAGGAGTCATTTGCCGCTGACTGCAAGGAAGCCGAGAACTCTGCCACCAAGTTGAACGCATTCCTGCGGTACCGGCTGAACATCCCCACGACCAGCGACATCCGGTGGATTCGTCCTGACCAGTGGGCCGCCTGCGGCGTGGACCTCGAGCCGTTGGAGGGGCGGCCGTTCTGGGCTGGGCTGGACCTGGCGAGTACATGGGACACATCGGCATTCGTGGCTGTGTTTCCCGACGAGTCTGGCCGGTACGACGTGGTCCCGATGTTCTGGTGCCCCGAGGCCAACGCCGCGGAGCGGGAGCGGACTGACCGGGTGCCCTACACCCAGTGGGCGAGGGACGGATTCTTGCGGCTGACGGACGGCAAGAGCACGGACTACGCCACGATCAAGCGGGACATCATGGAGTTCTGCGGGCGGTTCCAGCCGAAGCAGATCGCCATCGACCGATGGAACGCGACGATGCTGGCACAGGAGCTCGTTGCCGAGGGCTTGCCGGTGCAGATGTTTGGGCAAGGGTTCGCGTCGATGAGTGCCCCGGCGAAGCGTCTGGAGGCACTCACGATCGACGGCAAACTGCGGCACGCTGGGCATCCGGTGCTAGGCTGGCAAGCAGGAAACGTAGCGGTACAGAGCGACCCGGCCGGCAACATCAAGCCATCCAAGGCGAAGTCCACGGAACGCATCGACGGCATGGTCGCTCTGGTAATGGCGATTGGCTCGCACATGGGCGAAAGCCTGACGCCGCAGGCGATGCCCGAACTTTCCTTCTGGTGAACACCGCATGGATGCGACGCTCCCCGAGATCCGCTGGCTAGAGACGCGGATGAGCCGCTGGGATGACCTGGTGGCGGCTGCTGCCGAGGCTGGCGTGCGGGTGACCCCCGAGACCGCCATGCGGACGGCGGCGTACATGGCCTGTGCCCGCGTGGTGGCCGAGACCGTCGCTTGCCTGCCGCTGCACGTCTACCGCAAGCGTGACGACTACACGTCGGAGCGGGCCAAGGATCTGGCGATCTACAACGTGCTCGCCAAGCGGCCGAACCGCTACCAGACCAGATACCAGTGGGTCGAGCAAATCTGCCTGCACATGGGGTTCTACGGCAGTTCCTACCAGTTCAAGTTCCGCGGCCCCGATGGGCAGGTGACCGAACTGCGGCCGCTGAACCCGGCCGGCATGAAGGTCGAGCCGGACGACGAGGGCACGAAGACGTACCTGTTCACGGACCCGAAGACGGGCCGGCAGACGATCTACCGCGACGACCAGATTTGCCACATCCCGTGGATCTCGTTTGACGGCATCCACGGCGAGGTGCCGATCGAGTTGGGCCGGGATGCGATCAGCCTGGCTCGCAGCCTGGAGGGCTATGCGGCCAACTTCTACAGGAACCAAGCTCAGCCGGGACTGATCCTCACGACCGACCAAGTGCTCAACGAGGAGCAGCGGCGTGGGCTCCGCGAGTCGTGGAACGCCCGGCACAAGGGGGCGAGGAACGCCGGCGAGACGGCGGTGCTAAGCAACGGACTGAAGGCCGACACGATCACGGCCACGAATCAAGAGAGCCAACTGGCTGAGCTCTGGATGCAATCGCTGCTTGCGATATGCCGCATCTGGCGGATGCCGCCGCACATGATTCAGGAGTTGGGCCGCGCGACGTGGGGCAACCTGCAGAGCGAGATGGTGTCGTTCGAGAAGTTCACGATTGCCCCGTGGCTGCGGCGGATCGAGGGTGCGATTGAGCGGGACGTGCTCCCCGAGGACGGCGAGTTGTACGCGGAGTTCCTCGTCGAAGGGCTGCTGCGGTCGGACATCACGACGCGGTACCAGGCGTACGAGATCGCCATTCGCAATCGGTGGCTGACGCCCGACGAGGTGCGGCAGAAGGAGAACCTTGGGCCGATGCCAGAAGGCGACGACTCGCCGGGCGAGGTTGAGGACACGCCGGGCGGCATGGTCGAGGACGTGGCCGAGGAGCAGGACGGAACCAGCGAAGACACGCCGGCACAAGATACCCCGAGCACGGAGGCGAGCGATGGCTGACGAGATGGACGTGGTGGCGGTGGCGACGGAGATCGAGCGGCGCGACTGGGAGTTCGCCGACGACGGCGGCGTGGCTGTCGAGACTCGGGCCGACGGCCGCACGGTCCTGTCTGGCTATGCCGTCCGCTACAACACCACCTCGGTGGACCTGGGCGGGTTCCGCGAGACGATCCTGCCGGGGGCATTCGACAAGGTTCTCAACCGCCAGCGTGGCAAGCGTGACGTGGTGGCCCTGTTCAACCACGACGCCAACCAGCTGCTGGGCCGCACGTCGTCGGGCACGCTGGAACTGTCGAGCGACGAGAAGGGGCTGCGGTACTCGGTCGTTTTGCCGAACACGGAACTGGGCCGCACGATCGGCGAACTGACGGCCCGTGGCGACCTGCGCGGCTCATCGTTCGCGTTCACCGTGGAGCAGAAGGGGCAGTCGTGGGCACCGGGCGAGGACGGCGTGCCGCGTCGCTCGATCCGCGAGGTGTCTGGCCTGTTCGACGTGTCCGTCGTGACGCACCCGGCATACTCGTCTTCGTCTGCGGCCGTGGCCCGTCGCAGCATGGAGGCGTGGATGGCCGAGCAGGAAGAGGCTCCGGTGCAGGCCGAGCCGGTGGACAACGGCAAGACGCTGACGAATCTGGCGGTGCGGGTGGCGGCTCGCCTGCGGGCTGCCAAGCTCAGGAGCATGCTGCGTGGCTAGACCAGGCGACCAGTGTCCGCAGTGCAAGCGTGGCCGCATTCGCACGTACACGAGCAAGGCCGCTGGCGACCAGCAGGTGCGGTACGTAGAACCGAAACGCTAGGGCGGCGGCGATTGCTCCCGTAGTGTGAACGACAGACACGGACTGTCACCGTTCACCAACTACGGAGCGCCACGGATGGCCACTCAACTCTCGAAGCTTCAGGACCGCGCCGCCGCTGTGGCCGCGATGCTCGCCGACCTTTCGGCCGTCGAGGACCGTTCCGCCGAGCAGGCTGCCGAGATGGAGAAGCTCGCCGCCGAGGGTGAGCGCCTCGAGGCCGAGCTCGCCCGCGAGCATTCCATTGCCGAGCGAATCACGTCGCTCCGCGGCAAGGTGGCTGCGACCGCGAAGCCGGTCGAGGTTGCGGCTGTTGAGCCGGTCGCCCGTCCTTCCCGCGACAGCGGCAAGGCCACGATGTTCCGGTCGTCCTCGGACGCCGAAGCCTGCGGCCGCTGGATTCGCGGCTACGTCCTGAACCGCGCCGAGGATCGTGCTTGGTACGAGAAGCACGTCGAGGCTCGCGCCCTGTCGCCCAACGACAACAGCAAGGGCGCCGTGTTCATCCCCGACACCTTCGCGGCCACGTTGATCAGATTAGTCGATGCCTATGGGTCGTTTCCCGCCCAGGCCAACAACCTGACGATGACGAGCGACACGCTCTACATCCCGCGTCGGACCGCCGGCAACACCGCGTACCACACCGGTGCCAACAGCGAGACGACCGTCACGGACATGGCGACCGACAACGTCCTGCTCTCCAGCAAGGAAGTTCGCGTCGGCACCCGCGTTCCGAACCAGCTGATCGACGACTCGGCCATCGACCTGGCCGGGCTGGTTGCTCAGGAGTTCGCCCTGGCGATCGCCCTGCGGATCGACGAAGACGGGTTCATCGGGACCGGGGCTTCGGCCTACGGCGGCATCCGCGGCATCCAGTGGAAGTTCGAGAACGAGACGCTGACGGCTGGCGTCCACGACTCCAGCCAGTCGGCTGTCACCAGTCTGACGGTGGATGACTTCGCCACGGCGATCTCGAAGCTGCCGACCTACGCTTCGCAAAGCCCGACCTGCGGTTGGTACTGCACCCCGCAGATGCACGCTCTGGCGATGCAGTCGCTGGCCCTCGGCGGCAACGGTGCCCTTGCCAACGAGATCGTGGACGGCGTCCGTCGGCCGGTGTTCATGGGCTGGCCGGTGTTCTTCAACAACGTCATGCGGAAGACCGCCAGCACCGGACAGTGCGTGGCCCTCTTCGGTGACCTCAAGCGGTCCAGCCACTTCGCCCTCCGTCGGCAGGTTGCCGTCCGGGCGAGCACTGATCGCTTCATTGAATTCGATCAGACGTACTTCCAGGCCACGGTGTCCTACGACGCGGTGACCTCGGACGTTGGCGACGCCAGCAACGCCGGTCCGGTCGTGGCCCTCATCCTCTGACCCAAGCACCACAAGGAACCCTGAACCGTGAACCATCTCGCCAACTCTCGTTCCGTGGTCGCCCTGACGGACGCTGCGGGTCTCGCTTCGGCCAGCACGCTGACCGTGGCGGTCGATTGCCTCGGCTACGACTCGCTG